GCATCGATGCGCTTCTGGTAGTATGCTGCGTCGTCTTTACCAGCAGCAAAGAAGTTCGCACGTTTGATCCCCTCAACAACAAAGTCTTGCTCAAGAGCAAGGCAGAGCATTTGAGTCCACTCAAGCACGTTAGCAGCGATCTGCTCGCGAGCAGCAGCAGTGGAAGCGTAGTCAGCGAAGGTGGTGGTCATGTCGTTTGTGTTGATGAACTTAGTATAGCGTGTAGTGAGGGTCAAACCATGCGGATGTGGACACTATGAGTACCGTCCTTGTTCAGTTGACGACCCAGCAGGTCACTGTGGATACTACGTGCTAACTGCTGATCAAGCGTCTCGTAGCACACTTCACCCTCTTCAGGAGTGACGCCAGTGATCTTGTAGTATTCAGAGCAGAGCATGGTGTTTGTGTCGATGTGAATAGTATAGCAGTGATCAGGCGTTGCGGATCTCGCCACCGACCACTACGTCAGCTGGTACACGAGAGACAGTGTAACGACGGATCTGCTGTGAGAATTCACGCCATGCCTCTACAGTCTCGTTCACAATACGATCATGCTGCCTCTCCATGCCCTTGTGAGTCTTGCACTTGCCTTCCTTGCGGAAATACACGATGGGTTGCTGTGGTGCCTCGTGAGTGTCGATCTCGATCTTGTAGAAGGAGTGCTTGACGATGGTGACGGTCATGAGTGGTGTCCCTTGCTGATGAATATAGTATAAGGCATTTGAGTGCCCTGTGGTCAGTCAGTGGGCAGTTCTAGTTGTGTCCACTGGAGGTGGTCATCACAGCAATCAGAGTCGCTAAGATCCACCATGTCCATGTCCACATGCTTGGTCAGTTTCCCAAACAGCATGTTGATGAACTCACGGTCGTTTTCTGTAATCATATTCATATGTTAGCGCATCGATGCGCTGTTGCAGTCGATCAGTAGACGGTTCTTTAACTGGTACGTTCTCATCCCAGACTGGTACTGCATTGTCTAGATTCTGGAGTAACCAGCGATCTAGCATAACTTCGTTCATGTTTTAGTTTGTGATTAATTTGCTTAGACTAATTGCGAGCAGGAATGTGAGCATGATAACAACATCCCATGCTTTGGTGCGAATAAAATACGGTACGCTGATCAAGTCAGCAATGAAATGAATGATTACACCTACGAGTAGGTTAACATGCAGCACGACAAAGTAGGCAGCGATTACACTCACGCTACCTAGCACTCTCATGTACACATCAACAGGCATCATAATCAATTCAAATATTTGAAGGGAGATGGACCAGTCTCCCTATTGGTTTAGTCACCTGCAGGTGAGGTCATGTTGTGTTGGGTCTCCCCTCCACCTATTCAACATACAGCAAAAAGGGAGTCTCTCAACTCCCACTGTGCCTCTTCTTAAACTGTCTACTCTAGATAGAATCTCTATGTTTTCTATCGTAACGTCCTCTTTGAGTGATCTGGACACCCTCCTGAACTGCTGAGATGTAGTTTGGTTCAGTGTAATGCATATCATTACATGGTGTGATCCATCCCGTCAAGATTCTCTTAGATCTTTTAAGTGGTGGGTTACCTCTGTGTAGGTGTGTGATACCACCAGGCCAAATCACACCCATGTTTTTCTTAGGTTTAAATCTAACACTTTGATTCAAGAACTCAGTTTCACCACCATCATCTTCATCAGGTAGATCATTGAGGTAAATCATCCATGCTAATACTCTCGTAGTATTATACCATCCACATGCTTCTGAATGAAAAATGTGATATCCCTGCCCAGGTTCTGTTCTCTGATATAATGTTGATCCACTAGTCCACCTACCACCAACCTTTGCGGTAGGAAAGTCTTTGAAATACGGAACAACCATTCGATTCATCACTAGTTCCGTAATCTCATGAGCAATATCAGGATATATTGGTTCAATCAGTAGTTGAAGATCAGTAACATGATCATGCTTGCGCTCAACTTGACGTGATAGATCATATTGCATCTTACCCTGAGTCATCGCTTCAAGCGATTCAAATAGAGTTTTAGTTAAAACTTTATCATATGTTCTAATAAAATTATCGCTCATTTGCCTTCAGATAGTTCAGATAGTGCTGCATTACGGCACTGGTCAAGATGATTGTAAACCTCGCTATCACTAACATTGTTTTGCATAGCGTGGATTTTAGTGGTGCCCATATTACAACCCATCATCAAATCCATCAAGAATTTGATTTGATTGGTGTCTAGAGGGACTTCAGTATGGACGGAAGAGGAATTCATCACGAAGTAGGGGGGAAAGGGGTTACAGACGCTTCTAGGCGTGTCTCAGAAGCGAATAGATCTCCATTCTAACTGATAAACCGCTTCAATGCAATCCTTGTTCTCATCTACGAACGTTTTGACCTTCTTCGCATCACCATGGATGAGAAAGGCAGGACGAGTCTCATCCTTGAATTCTACTCGATGTACTTCAGGTTTTGCTTTCATTCTCTTTCTGCATCATACTCTCTATGTATTCAGGATCTTCTAGTTTCTCACAGAATTCCTCAAATGTGTCTCTTTCATCAACAGGAACACCTTTGCAGTGATCCTGATATAGTCCGCGTAGCTCCGCATCAAATACTTTATCCATCAATGTGGTTACGCCGTTTCTTTCCAAGTCTTCCATATGTTGTGGTAAATGTTGTTGCAAGAAGATTAACTCTTCACCTGTTATCGCTAGTGTGAATTCAGTCATCGTCGCTATCTTGCTGTTTGTATTTATCTTTGAATGCTTTCTTGCCTGCTTCTACTGCAGTCCATGGAGCATATAGTGGATAAGGATAATTGTGTGGTTTATTATCTTTCTTTTCGTTAGGCATTATAGTTGTATCCTTGCAAATGTTTTGTCTTCACAAAAATCACCAGTTAGGAAAGTATTGAATGCTAGCGACATTCTATCTCCTTTAGCAGGTACTGTAGAGTGCATCATTGTAGATGGAAATATAACTATGCTGCCTGCTTTCGACTCATGTGAGTAATTATTGTGCTTCCTAAAAACTGTATTAGGTGATGATGAGTTACCAATCACAGTAATCGGTAGTTTATCATCATACCACGGATCTTTCCTATGAAATATCAGTGGACTATCATCATCGAAGAAACAAACTCCACTAAACTGACTGTTGGAGTGAGTATGAAATGGAGCTGATTGTCCCTCAGTGTATCGATTAACCCATGATTGTAAAAATCTAAACCCTACTGCATCAGATTCTGCATCTTTATCTAGTTTTTCAATAAGATAATTTAGAGTATCAGTTATAATCTCTTTGAGATCCGACATGAATATGAGATCTAATACATTAGAGTTTAAACTCATGTAATGTGTACGTGTCTCTCTATATTCTAGATCCAACAACTGTTGTCTATAATACTCTGGGTTATCAAATGTTTGTTCGACAACCCATGTAGGACAGATCTCTATTCTTGTCGGATCATTCATTGGAACTCTTGGTTTCGACGACGGTCAAGGTAACTCAAAATATCATTACGCCATTCCATCAATTCATTGTAGCACTCTTGATTGTGAGCACACTGACGTAACTCGTGGTCTGGTTTGAGCACACTTTCATAAAAAAGACCGAATGCATCCTTTCTTTTTAGTTTCTTGAGGTCGTAATACTCAGACATGTGCTTTAATTCCAACATCAGTACAATTTAGCATAGTTTTAAAGTGGTAGAAAAGGTGAATTCTTTAGAGATTCTTTAGTTTCAAGTTGAATGAGATAGACACTCTATCCTCATCTGATTCATTTCTCGCTACGGAATGAGGTAGGGAAGAAGGCCAAAGGTAACCCTCCCTAACATGTGGTTTGAACATAAACTCAGGAAGTGTCTGAATTATAGTCTCAATTCCAGTAGTATATGGTGACGGAAAGAACAAATCACCACATCCTTCAGGTGCTTGTAGAAAAAACACACCACTTAAGTTTGCATTAGGGTGTGTATGCATCGTGTGCCATGCTCCAGGGGGCATTACATTGATCCAATATGATACAAGGTCAATCGAAACTGGGGGCAGCGCTGTCCACTGATGCGTTCCCCTAGCATACTCAGACGCAAGGTATTGTTCTACTGTTCCAGTAACAACCTCAACCATGAATTTCTCCATCTCAATATTACAAATATCTGTGAGATGTGCATTGCGAATCTGATAACCACCTTGCATACTACGATTCTCAATGTCTTTATCCCAGTTAGCATCATGATAGACTGCATTAAGAATTTTAACCACATCAAATTCATGTGTGGTAAACTGAGCAATCTTACATCTAAACTCATATACTGTTTCTGCGCTCAAAATGTCCTCCAGTGTGATGGGTGAATGAGTCCTGTCTCTAGGTCAATGTATTCTTTTTTAAGTGAGATCTTTACATCTCCTGCAACACTTCTGATGTGTGTACCTGTATCATTAGACTCTTTGGGTATGGTATGTGATAGACTTCCTGGGAATACTAACAGATCACCCTCTTCAACTGGGATATAATTACTCCTTGAGTTGATGAAGTTATCAGTGTGTATGTGTGATCTACCAGATGTCTTGGGGTCATAGATCCCACCAAAATACTCATTAGGACTTTTATCCACAGAGAATATAATACCTGAATGAACTGGTAGATCAACGTAGTAGACGAATGATAAATCGGCACACGCATGGAAGTGTTCTCCCATTGAGTCGCTATACTCTTTAATAGTATACCAGGACTTCATGAATTGCAATTCATGCATGTCGGTGTTGACTCCAGCACCTTCGAGACATTCACGGATGTTATCTGCGATCTCAGTGAAGAACATCAGAAAGTCTTCATCCTTATGCATGAGTCCTTTTCCTCTTGCTTCTCCTGTTAGATGATATCCATCTACACCTTCGATCTTAGTATTAGGATCAAACTGGTGTTCTGTCTTACTTAACAACAATTCCTTCCATTCTTCATGTCCATCTACCTTACACTGGTAAATAGCTGTAGGGAAAAGTGGATGAATCTGATTAGTCATGAGTATTGAATCTTACCAAAGTTATCTCACTGAAGAGAGCGCTCTGAATCTACGAGTCGAAGCTAACAACATTTTAGCACATGATCCAGAAGAAAAGTTGACGTGGTGGTACGACTTGAGTAAACCACCATCAAATATTATTGAAAATTATATATTTAAGTCCGCGCAACAGCATGAATTAGGTGAATACATCGGTGCTGAGTGGTGGATTAGATCACACGATACAATTAAAACACACTGGTATTTCCATATAGATGGTGATGTCGATAGATTTAGACAGACTGGTGAGTATATTGCTGCACCATTCTCCAGTGTAACTTATCTGTGTGATGGTGGACAACCAACTGTTGTGTGTGATCAATACCACGACTGGTTAAAAACTAAGAATATCTATATCACAGGTGATGATGACTGGACGTTTTGGAGTTATCCAAAGATGGGAAAACATATTTGTTGGGCAATTCCATATTTCCATGGAGTTGTAGCAGGCATGGGAAATATGCCCATTGGAGATAAAAGAGTTACACTAATGTATAACCTGTGGAATACTCGTCCCTTTGAACCAGCATGTGTAGAATATAATCTACCATATAACATTAAAGACGGTGAAGTGTTCCTGTATCCAATAAAGGATACTGATCTGGAGTTTCGTGAACCCCATGGACACTTCACCGCTTATCTAGAAGGTGTAGAGACTGCTATTCAGTTTCATGGATACCACAAACCAGGAGATTCATTCCTAGTTACTCAGATTCGACCTCAGCATCTCTCGGAAGATCAATATTTTCCCCAGCACCTGTAGGAGGATCAGTATTTTCCCACTCAATAGTTCCATTGACGTTGAACACACATGCATAGACATAATGCTCAGCATCAGGACATAGTGCAGGGCGTGGGAAATAGTCTTCAGCAAAATCTTGTGCTGTATACTTATCCATGAAAGTTACGCCACCAATTGAAGAGTTAAAGAACTCTTCATATAAATGGTCAGACAACAGGTCTTTGTAAAATGTATAGATCGTGTTGAGTTTATCAACCTCACCTTTTGCTTCCAGATCTCTAATGTTAGATGCATTCCAAAATATAAATGGTTTGCCTAGAGACTTTGCTGCCTCTGAAATCAATTCTTGAAGTGTTAGAAAATTGTTCATGAATCTTTGGGGTTTGAATATTGTCGTAGTAGTTTTTGTCTTAATGCTCCGAGATATGTAGCAGGATCCATTTCGTTTCCTTGCTCATACCACAAGTTTTCATCAATACTATTTAAACATCGTGCAGAAATATCAATGTAATCATAATACATTTCTCTTGCCCATGCATCTTGAATAAGCGCTTCACACCAGATAACAGACATTCTGCGCTTGCCTTTGGTGACTGGTGATACTGTATGCCACAAGTTAGGATCGAAGACAACACTTTGACCCATACTCAATCTCATAGTTACATCGATGTTACCAACTCTAATTCTTAAGTCGCCACCTTCATACTCAGTGTGATCATTAATAGCAGTAAGTATGACCAGATCACTACGCAATCCATTCATGATAGCATTATCACAATGAAAATCATAATGTCCTTGCTCATCTTCCACCGCATCATATTCAATGAACATTGGTGCAGTATGATGTCTAATTGATAACGCAGTACACCATACATCTTCACGGAATGCATCCATGAATAATGTATGTGCGCCAGAACCTTTATCAGTCAGTTCTCTATTTCTTTTAATTGATCTGTTATCAGTACCAGATGCTTTACCATCTTCAAACTCACCGTAGTCGTAAAGGTCGTTAATACTTTTACAAACTACTGGATCTAACCATGTATGTTGTCGAATCATTATTCACTTTCAGATTGTGCTGCTTTTTCTTGTACTTCTTTTAGCATTGCCTGATCTTTCTCAATCTGCTTGATAAGAGATTCAACAGGGTCAGTAATATGAGAGATACTAGGTACGTTAAACAATGGTGCGGGTCTAGCAAGTTGTATTGCTAGATCAACATATCTCTTCATTGCAAGTTCCATTGAACCACCTGGAGTGTTTTTACCTGGGAATGTAATCCATTGATCATCACTTCCAAGATAGGTTGAACCTTCATTATAAGGTGCGTAGTTCTTTTTGTAAACAGCAGGATCGATAGGTATTTTAATCTCAGATAATACCTGAGTACCAGACTCAAACTGATCAGGTAGTTCACGACACAGTTTTCTATACTTCGTCCAGTCTGCTCTCTCAGCATCAGTAACTGGTGCGTCTAGTAGTTGTGTCCAATCAGTGGAATGTAGAAAGAAATCTCTCCATCCCTTAATTCTAGAAAGAGATAGTCCTTTAGTATCACTAATAACTTTATTCATTCTTTGAGATTGACTATCAAACTCAACTGAGAGTAAAGCGTCGAATGCTTCATCTAGGTCAGCAACTAACTGTTGAACTACATCAATCTCTACTTCAGTAAAGAGATATGGTTTCCAGAAGTATTCTTTTGTCGTATGATTACGAACATACTTTTTCTTTTCACATTTCCAAGTTTCAACTGGAGAGTCTGCATAGTGGAAAGCCACTAACACGTCCTTATCACTGTCCCATAGTGGGTAGAGAATAGGCGTTACGTAGGTAGACCATTCTTTTTCATTAAAAGTCCTAGAATAACCACCACGAGTGATAGTATTGTTCAATCCACTGACTGAGATTGTTTTGTTTGTAAGATTGGGAGTAGTCATATTATACGGGTTGTTGATAGTACCATCCAGTTACAACATATTTAGTACCGTCGAGCACTAGGTTGCCTTTGTGCGTGTGAGTGAATGCTGCAGGCCAAATAAGAACTGTGCCTGTAGTTGGTTTAATTCTACGTTTTTGATATAGGAATTCAGTTTCACCACCTTCAAAATCTTCGTTAAGGTAGATCATCCAGACAAGTTCTCTCGCAGTTTCACTCCAAGATCCACGCTCATAGTGATAAACATGATATCCACCACCTGCAGGAGTTTGTTGAAACTTGATTGACCATGAAGTCAGAGGAGTGTTAGCAAGAGCACTATATTGTGAACAATAATCATTCACACATGATTGTAGATATTGATTAATTCTAGCACTCAACGGTGAGTTGAGTGTCTCAAGCATAATCGAATAATCTTTTCTACCTAGTTCACCAGTAGCAAACTGATGTGATCCTGTTGCAGACTCTTCATAGTTATCAAAAGCTTCGCGGGTACGAAGATCTTTTTCCATGTGCTGTTTAACTGCTTGATCTTTCCACTGGTCGAAAAAACTAATAACATCATTACATACCGCAGAGGGCATGAAATTTTTATAAACAGCAACAAAGTCATCATATTGTCCCTTTCCACCCATCATTTGTACAGGAACGATAGGAGTGACCATCTCATTAAAATTAGATGATCCAGGAGTTGTAATGCTCATAATGTTACCAAGCTTTGATTAAATATTTTACTTTGAAGTATTTTAGCACAAGTGGGACTGCGGTCTGTGGAATAATACCAGCAACAACATTAAGTTGTTCACCAGCACTCATTGTAATAGTGCCTTCATTGAGAGTAATACCTGCTTGTGCTGGTGTAACTCCATTATTACCTGTTAGATTCTGTTGCTTAAAAAAGTCAACTGGTTCTCCCTTTATGTTTGCAACACCTTCATTGACTTTGTTCTTTCCGTAAGGATTATTACCACCACCATATGCATCTGCACCACTGGCGGAATAATATGGTTCTGATTTACAGTAAGAATACATTGCATTATTTCCCGTTCTAGTAGGAGATTTATCTGCTAACCAGTGAGTATGCTCTGCTTGAGTTCCTTGTGTAGGATCCCATTGGTCAATTGGTGCTTTGTTGGTAATATAGTTTGGAGACCTAGTACCATCTGCAGCAGTACCCTTATCACCTGAGTTACGTTGATCTACTTCAGAACCTATAACCAAATGACTATGTGGTGGTGGACCATTTATGACTCTAGCTTGTAGAGGACCGACAGTAATTTCAGTAGTTCCTCCCAATGTACCCGAAATAAATCCAATACAGTCAGAATACCCACTAACCCTTACAGATCCTACACCATATTCTTCATTTTGTCTAGCCCTAGATATGTACCATTCACCACCAGTATCACCAACATTCATCTGTGCATCATCAGGTGTGACAGACCCAGAACCGTCTACACCACCAGGACCTACGATCCTTTTCATTCTAAGATCAGGTACATTGAATGTAGCACTCTGCACTGAACCAACAGGATTTCCCCAATCAGATAGTGTTACTGTAGATGGATCAGTACCTCCATACTTATCTCCAATCACATCATATAACATTGGATAATTGTTAACACTATGTGAGTTTCCATCACAATACAACCATCCAGGATAGTTGTTAGCAACTGCGCTAGCACCACTTCCATTAGTATCCACAAAAATACACATGATAGTTCCGATAGGTATTCCACTATCGTCAATCATATCACTATAATGGTGATTGTATTTGTGTTCTAATCTTACTACCATTTTTAATACTTAATTAGGAATTCCATAACGATGAAAGGAGATACAACATCATCAAACTTGGTATCAGTAGAGGTTTTGATGTTTACAGTTGCTTGTAAACCATCTGGTCTAACAGTTTCTACGTCAGTTACAGCGTAATAATTAGTATCGCCAATATTTTTATCAATTCTATGAGAGTGAATAGTTAAGTTTACTGTATCAGTACCAGGAGGAGATTCAGACGGTTCTTCCATATTTCTGCATAGTGGATATGTAAAGGAACCAGCTTCAGCAAGACAATCATATGGTCTTAGATTACCAACAACTACAGTCGCTTGAGCAGGCCAACTAGAAGCAGTTATAGTAGTGATTGTCTTATTTACTGGCCAGTTACTTGCGGCTGAACCAGTTCTTCCCTGACCTGTATTGATAGTACCAATAAAGTGAGAACCATAGTTAGCACATGTATTATTGCAGTTATTTGGTTCACCAATCTGTAGTTGCTGCTGCCTATATGCATCACCAACGCTAGGACAATCAGGAGTAGCAGTGATAGCGTCAGCAGGTCTTAAATAATATGGTCTAGATGTATTAGCATACGCACCTGCAGGTTGACCAGGATCTTCTTTAACAGTAATACGACCAGTAGAAGTGTAGTGCATATGAGGACCAATTGCCTTAGCACTAACTATTTCTGATTCTGTATTTGTTGGTACGGTCCACCCTACATTACCATTCAAATTAAAGTTTTGAGATGGTACAGTAAACACACCATTAAATCCAACTTGAGCACTATTACCTACATTAGATGTAATATCTACACCAACACCTGCTTTCGTAAGAGTAGAATTAGCAGTAATCTTTTTAAGATTTCTATACGAACCAATGTTCGCATTAACAGATGCTTCAATGTGCTTAGATCCCATGTCGGGAACTTGAAATTGATCGTCGAGTAGTGTTTGATCAGTTTTCTTATAGATACATGCCTCACCCAAACCGAGAATACGAGCTAGTTCAGGATACTGTCTTTCACTATAGATTGCTCCATCACATTTTATATATCCTGCGGGTAAATCAATTACGTTAGTTGATCCATTAGGATCACTATCTTGAATAGGTAAAGCCCACTGAATAATAGTTCCAGGAGCAGATCCTAATTTTGATCTTTCTCGTGTTAAAAACTTCATTAGTACGCTCTAATTAAGTACATCATAGACAACGCGGGAGTTTTAATATCCACGTTAATATTTAGTGCTGATGGAATATTCTGTACACCAACGTTAGTTGCTTGTCCAGTCAAATTACTCTGTACTTGAATAGTATCAACAGGAACAATTACAGGTGGTCTAACAAAACCAGCGTTCATAATAAGTTCAAAAGAATAGTGATTATGTGAGTTGATTTTATTACCAGAACCAGTCATGTTCTCAAGAGTATGATTCAATGTAGTTGGATACGTTTGAGATGTACCAGACGCTTGATTGATTTGGTCTGCAGTTTGATTACCATACCAGTTCTTTTTGCCCGTAAAGAATGCTCCCTGAGAAGATTCACGGTAGTTACATTCATTAGGGAATGTACCATTCAATGCTCTAGGAATAGGACCAGTCCAACAGGGTTGTGGAATATGTGTACCAACGGTACTAACATTATTTTTTACAGGTGCAAACGTAGTTTTAATAGTAGTTCCTTCTTCATAATATGTGACTAGAAGAACACCAGGGTCAACACTATCAATATCACCACCGCCACCAGCAGCTAGTTGTTTCTGTTTTTGATTACCTTCAACTCCACCAATAGCAATAGGACATTGGAATCCCTCAACAAATCCATCATCAGCATCAGCACGACTATAACCACCAATACCAACTGGTGATGCATGTCTATGCGGGGGCATATGATCCTTACTCAACTTTCTAGGAATAGTATAGTAACTCTTGAAATATGCAGGAGGGTTAATACTAAATGATCTAATCTGTCCAGTAAGATTTTGTGAGTCAGTAACAACAAAGTTTAAATCAGCGGTAGCATTCAATGCTGTTGGTTGAGAGACAGTAGATCCATCACCACCCATTAGTTGTACAGATCCTGGTCCTGTTGGTGTAATAACTTCAGCAACAGAAGGCAGTACCCATGCAATCTCAATAACAATTTGATCTTGACCACCAAATACACTTCCAGGAATTGTTAGTTTATCTCCTGTAGCAAAACCACTGCCTTTATTAACAATATTAGAAACAGCAACACGACCATTAACATCACAGTCCATGGTCAATTGTAGTCCTGTTCCAGTTACACCAGTTCCAAGAACAAGTTGAGCACTACCACTAGTTACATTAATAGTCTGTGATGTACGACTAATTTCATTTTCACCCTCTACAATAATAGTACCACCGACTGCACCACTAGGATATGTCTGTCCCATCTGTAGAGATGAAACATTAAGGTTAGATGGTTCGTAATCAGCTAGAACTCTACCATTTAATTGTGGTAATCTGAACTGGTCACCAAGCAAATAGTTACCATATGTTCTAGCATTCAGTCCATTTTGTGGACCATATGTATTACCAATAACGGAAGCAAGAATGGGATAATCAACCGCTTCCAATGTTTGTCCGTTACACTCCAACCAACCATCTGGTTTAGTTGAGGTGTCTCCCACATAAGGCATGATGGTGCCGATTTGAGCGGCACGCATCTTTTTATTTGTTTCGTAATTAGCAGCCATTTAAATCAGATCTCCGTTAACCACCAACCGCGATATGCGGGAGGAATTACTGCACCACCACCGTCGTTTGGTCCCATGTAAACTAATCCAAATCCAGCATTTCTAGTCTGAATAATTAGTTCACCACCAGAATATGCAGAAGCAAGACCACCAGCATTAGTACCAGTGCTATCACCCATGATAGCTACACCTTGACCAGCACGAATGATTAGAGAAGTGGAGTAGGATAGTGCTCCAGACACTTCCACAAATTTAATCATATCACCTGTCTCGGGGTCAGGTGGTAGTGTTAGAACAGTTGTTGCCGATACAGCAACAATGTAGTTTCTACCACTATTTAACGTTTGATCAGAGTTGACGAAATCCCATCTGCGTCCACCGTTTCTATTAAAGAAGTTAGTGTTACCAAATGCATCAATAGCAGCATCCTGACGAATTCTAAATTGTCTGTCTGCAGTTTTACCAAGGTTAGTAATATTCAGTGCATAATCTGTACTATTTGGTGTTGCAGTAGATGTGCTAACGATGTTAACATGACCACCATTGACGGTTAGATCACCATCACCTAGTGCAGAACCAGCAACACCGATTCTTGTATCACCAGTTCCTGCGTCAACTTGGAACTTAGAAGTAGTAGCAGAACCAAACTGAACACCAGTTGTTCCACTGTATACATTAAAGTCATCATCGATAGACAGAGAACCAGCAATTTCAGTATTACCAGTTGTTCCATTGACGTAGAACGCCTGTTCTGCATCATCTACAGATGGAACTTTATCAACTCCCAGAGTGATTCTTAGATTACCTGCTAGCCACTGGTTACCAGACTTATCAATTCTTGCCCTTGGTTTGGATTCTGTACCACTACCAACAACATTTAGTTCACCATCACTATTGATTGTGAGTCTTGTGTTAGGAATTGGTTGACCATTTACAATTCTGAACTGGTTATCCGTTGGATCAGTAGCAGCATCAGAAGTGAGATTGATTGTGAAGTCTTGATCACTAAGGATCGTAGATTCAACACCACCAAAGACAGAATCAATAACAAATCTATCTTGATTATTACCATTGTTAACAGTGAACTTCTCGGCGTTAGTGTCGTTAACTGCTGTGATCTGGACAAATTCACCAGATGGGCAGGTAGCACCACCACTGATTCTTAGATAGTCATTAACTTTAAATGATCCACCAAATTCAGCAAGTGCGACAAGAGTATCACTAAACTCAATAGTTGCGCTACCAGAACTACCAGCAATAGCCTCTGCTTTACCACCTGGGTCAAGAGAAACATTGAATCTAGTTCTACTGTTTGGAACATCATTGATTGCATTAACAACATAATATGTTGTGTTTGTATTCAAACCAACGATGCTACCAATGTTACCAAATGTGATCGCATCACCCGATTCTAGTTCATTGAGGTTGACCTCAATAACATCAGTTACATCGACAACCGCTTGAACAGCAAGATTTGACGTGTTCTGTGGTACTCTACCGACTAGATTTGTTGCACCAGCAGACTTACCTAGTTTTACGATAACGCTGTTGTCGTTATGTTGCTGTATAGTTGTACAATCATAACCCCTAGAAACTTTAACAAGTCTAGTTGTAGAATCAGCACCAGGAGAAATAACCTGTACCAATTCAGTATTGATAAGGAGAACGTCACCGATCTCAATACCTTCAACGTTGTTAACAGGTAGATCATCATACTCAGCATCAACTGGGTTTGAAGTCCATGTTGTAGTACCAGATCCAGTATCAACTAGAGTATTCTGTAGTGTAATACCAGTTGCAGTTCCAGGAGTACCACCAACAACGATTGGTGTACCACCTTCAGTACCAGCGATCTGGAATGTACCAGCAGAAGTGTTGGTATTAACGATGAAATATGTGGTTGTGGTATCAACGTTGTTGGATAGTCCCGTGGTATCTGTAAGTCTTACAGTGTTACCATCAAGGAAGTAGTTCACAGCAACAGAGAATGTACCATTAACAGTATTCAGTGCGCTGATAATCTCAGTACCATCGATATCATCGATGTACTCATAGAAGTCAACATTAAGGTTAGCGAGAGAACCCTTAGCATGAGCAGTCTTGGTTGTGTTCAGTCTTGCTCTGTTAACAGTAACTGTACCGCTGTTAGATCCCCCGTGCATGGTAAGATCACCAAACACATCAGTATCACCCATGACTTTGAGTGAGTTTCTAATAGTTGTTGTACCAGCAACACCACCAATTGCAAACTGAGATGCTCTCGTAGCAAAGTTAACTATAGCACCAGCACCACCTCTAGTAAGAACATTAACTGTCTGAGCATCAGACTGAATGTCTCCACCGTTTACATCCAGATCACCATCTAGAATAGTCTGAGCATTCTTAACGGTCAGTGTAGAGTTAGCAGTGTTGCTAAATGCACCACCAATTGTGAGTACAGATCTATTTGTAGCACTATCAGCAACGGTGCCGATATTGATTTCAGAATTAGTAGAGCTGGTGTGGATATCAAGTGTGGTAGAAGCAGCAACACTGGTTCCAATATTGATGTTTTGTGCGTTGACGGCTAGATCAGCAATGTTCAGTGTAGTTGCTTGACCAAATGCATTGACTGTTAGTGCATTCGACTGTAGTAAGTTGAATGTACTTGCATTTGTTGTGATATCACCGCCATCAACATTAAGATCACCATCGATGTCCAGGTTAGCACCAGATCCAAGCATTCTAACTGTACCCTGAACAGTCAGAGTATCAGTCAATTGAGTTCTGCTTACATTAATACCAACTCTAGTCTCTTCAGTAGAAACTCTAAGCAGTGCATTAGATTGTGGAGAATCAGAAGATCCACCAACCAAGAATGCTTCGTCTAGGTTAGTCTCAGTCTTACTTGTGGTTGCATTGTTCAGGTAATCATTGATTGCCTTACCACTGATGAATGCATTACCAACAACATCCAAGTTTGCTCTTGGTTCTTGCTGATCATACGTAATACCAGATGCAGTGTAAGTTAGGAATCCATACTGATGTGCAGCGTGTGCAGTACGAGCAAGTGTGTTAACACCTAGTTTAAACTGACCATAAGTATCGGTATTTGTTCTAAGTACCTCAGAACCGATAACTCCCTGCTCTTTAAAGTTCTCATCAGATCTTTGCAGAAGTGCAGTTGGTTCAGCAGCAGCAGTCCAGTTATAAGTTGCAGCAGTGATAGAGTTAGCACAAATAAATTCAATGAAGTCATTGTTAGCACCAGTCTGATCTGCTCTAGTAATGATCCACTTACCATTAAGAAGAGAATTACTAAATCCTTGGATTCTAATTGTCTTACCAACGCTGATCTCAATGCCTGTGCTTGTGTTAGTCAGAGCACCAGTCCAGTTGATTCTAACAGTGCTGCTACCATTAGTTACTAGATCAAGGATGCTGCTCTCAGGGATATTAACGTAGTAGTTAGCATATACCCAACCAAGAGAACCACTTCTCTCAACAGAGTTGCCCTTGAGTAGAAGATCACCTGCTTGTGGGTTAGCATCAACATCAGTAGAATTATAGTATCGTACAAACTGATCATTACTAAACGTTGCTCTCTGATCAGGAGTTCTGTTCGATGGAACATTCTCACTGTAAGAGAAGTTAGTACGGATACTATATTCTTGACCAGGGAATGCAGCAGTACCGCGACCTTTTACGTGATAAAGTGCAGCGGAAATTCTGTTGCGATCAATGGTAATGTCGCCGTCATTTCTATCAGCGAAATTACCTCTAGTCATGGTGAGGTCTTCTGCACCACCATCATTCCTTGGGTTTGACTGAATAGTCAGAGCAGGATTTTCATTCGGTGGTTGAGTATTGATGATGATTCTATTATTAAAGAATCCAACACCTTCAACTGTGATCTTATCCTTAAATGTAACAGGAGTATCGAAAGATGTGACCAAAGATGTGATCTCGTCAGTATCATCTTCAGATGCTGCTAGAACTGCTCTCTCAAGGAACTCCTCTTCGCCTGTAATAGCGTCAATCTTACGGTTACCAATATAGAGGTCACCGTTGGAGTTTAGACCCGTGTAGAAGACAATACCGCCGTCTTGGCGCTTTGCCTGTGCATAATAGTCTTGGAAGTCAGTTAGAATAACTTCTTGACGTGCAGGTAGACCAGTAGAATAGTTACCAGGACCGAAACCTAGGTATTCAAATGTATGGTTACCAGATCTTGCGATAGATGGTCTACGTAGTTCAACATAAACCTTCTGATCATGAATAGATGAAGCATCACCAGCAATAGGAATTCTTCTTTGCTCAGATCCAGAGGTTGCATTACCTGTAGATGCCTTAAGTTCATTAGTTCCAGTGTAGGTATAATCCTCAAAGTATGCACTCTCAGTTAGATTCTGAACTGCCTCTTTGGTCATCGAACGCTTATAATCGTTGACGTAAACTAGACCGTGAGTATAGTTATCAGCGAAAGAGTTAGTTGCCTGAGGGTCAGTAATCAGAGTATCTTTAGTACCGTTGTTGTCTACAACCTGATACCATGTTGGATCGTTCTTGTAGTCAAGAGGATACAGTGAGGAGATAGGTTGAGAGAACTTAAAGTTCTGGAAGTTGTTACCAACACCAGCACCACGAGGTAGAGGTGTAATGTTACCACGTACAGCAGTTAGATAGTAGATACCATCTTGCTGACCAGAAACACGCTCTTGAATCTCTTCTGTGTCGAAGATGTAGAAAGTATCATCAATATCAGGAACATCACTTACAGAGATAATCTTATAAGTGTTACCAACCGAGTCATCCAGAGTATCACCAGGAGTCAGGGTAAAGAGGTTAGCACCTTGTACAACATACTGATAGTTGCCCTTAAGATCTCTACCACCATTAGTATCTTCCATAAGGTCAGCATATACTGCACCTTGAGTAAATCTGGTGTTAATTAGAGCACTAAAGTTAGGACGAGCACTTACATCTTTCAGGATGAGGTAATGCTCAGTTCCAACAGCAAAGTATGCATGGATGAAAGCGAAACCACTGGAGTTTCCAGTCCACTCAACTCTATTGGTTGGTGTAGAATTAGTTCTACTAGAGGTAAACGAACCTGCCTGAGGAGAATTGATCTTAACTGTGTGGAATACAGTGTTTTTCAGTGAAGGAGCATTCGTATCATCAACAGAATGGTTGAATGCAGTTACTTCTAGAAGTTGCTGTGAACCAACAGTCTTCTCTCTAGCAGAACGAATACTGAAACGTAGGTAGTTACTGGTATCAACAACTACTGGTTGGTTATCAGGATCATATACGAAGTCTGGATCGATTGCACCAGATTGTACTGCAGTATCAAATGCAGTGTTGCTCATACCCAGAATTTCTGCTGCGTTGTTCTGTGTATATGGGTTACGGAATTCTGCCTTAGTAGGAGCACCACCAACAGGTTCCAGAACAATATTCTGAGGAAGAAGATTTCTCTTATCATCAGTACGAATCTTAAGAACAAATCCGTTGTTTGGTTTTCTTACAGCACCAGGGAATTCCTTGGGTTGTACATAGCGTAGACGATAGATTCTATCCTCTTTCTCACGCTTATCAAGTAGTCTTCTATAGTTAGAGTCTGTTGTTTGTGATTGACCAGATGCAGCATCGTAGTCAGTTTCACTAAATCTAGAGAAGATGTTAGCATCAACCGAAGACTCATCTTTGGTCTGTAGATACCACAAACCATCGGGAATAGCAGGGACTCTAGATGCACTAGTATCAACAAACGTAGCATCAAACTTCAGTGGAGATACGCGCTTGTTAGCGAAGACATACCAGAACTGAGTTGTGCTGTTGACCAGTGTTACTTCAGGGGATCCAGCAATTGCTTCCTGTGCAGTATTAAAGATCTTGAAAGTATCGTCACTGATGTAACGTACATAGAACTCTCTAGTTTCAGAAATCTGCTGACCACCAACACCAGATAGTGTAGGCAGTGTGCCTATCTGACCATCAGAACCTTCTGCTCTAAAGAATACTTTTTGTAGATATGCAGCACCTAGTCCTGTAGTTGGTTTGTCGAAAACGTGTGCGACATCAGTTTTCAGTACAGTACCACTGCTACCATCAAAGTTTACACGATACTCATGAAGATCGAAACTCTCATCGAGAACATACTGCTGAACTATGATCTCGATATCATCATCAATCGACTCAGTTTCAGGTGAGTAGATGTAAATACCTGCTGCAGCATTCTCTTTGGTGTTCGCAAGCATGAGCTTGGTTTGATCACCACCATCAAAGATACCATTGTAAACAGTTGGTGAGTTATAATTGAACGGTAGAGTATTTCTACCAGGAGCAATTACATAGTAAACTCTATTAGGTTGGAATCCGATTGGTAGACGAACATCTCTTTCATCAGGAGTTGTGCCTGCCTTTGCTCTAGCAACCAGACGAACTGGGGTTCCAGTTTCAAATTTATGTGGGTTGCTACCACCAGCATTGATGGTAAACAGTGTTGCACGATTAGCAAACTGAGAACTATCAACCGTTGGATTCAGTCTAGGAATGATAGTCTGCTGAGGAGAAGTCTTAGTTAAAGCAGCAAATACACCAGCGTTTGCATTGTTAATAGTACCAGCATTATCAATACCTGCTTCGATGATATCGAATAGAGTATCCTGTGCA